AGCGAGGGCTGCGCCACCTCCAGCTCCGAGCCGTTCTGGAGCGGCACCCGCGCACCCGGCTCGTAGAACTCCGCCATGATCGGCAGAGGGTCGAGCCCGGCGCGCGTGTATGTGACCGGGACGCCGAAGGTGTCGCGGCAGGCGCGGTTCAGCACATCGGCGTCGTCGGACCAGGCCACGCGCCTACCGCCCCAGCGGGTTGTCGATGGTCACGCTGAACGTGTCCTCGACTTCGGGTACGTGACCCTCGGCGATAGCTGCGGCGTGCAGGTAGTGCGCGGCGTCGTGGGTCGCGTGCGACCCGCGGACGTCTACCTTTCCGTGCTCCCGCCCCCAGGCCTTCAGCTCTTCGGCGAAGGCCCGTAGGCGGGCGCCGCAGTCGCAGCCCACGATCAGGCCGCGACGCTGGTCCGGATCGTCGGGATCAGCTTGACCTTGACGGTCGCGCTGGGGTTGGCCGCGGAGCTCACCGCGACGCCGACCTCCTTCTGCGCCGGCGAGGTCTTGTTCACGACGCTGTTCATCGCGTCGAGGTAGACCGCGTCGCCCGGGTCGATCGCGAGCGCCGAGGTCTTCGCGACCTCGAACACGCCCTCGGTCGCCAGCTCGAACGGGTCGCCCTGGGCGGCGGTGTTCAGCGCCACGCCGACGAGCTGGCCGATCGCCAGGATCTGGCCGGAGACGACGCCGCCAGAGGGCGCCGTGAGCGTGACGGTCTTGCCGGGCTGCACGAAGTTGGAAGCCATGTTCTCGTTCTCCTCTCAGACCGGCATGCGCCAGTCTTGGCCGATGATCTCCAGGCCGAGCAGCTGCTCGACGCTCCCGCCGCTTGCGACGAACTTCCCGAACGGGCTCGGGAGCAGGGACTCACGGTCCTCCAGCCACTTCGCGACCATTCCGTGGACCTCGATGCGCACGGCATCGGCCACGGCGGCCTTGGCGGTGGCGGGAGCGCCATCCGCGATCCGCTTCCACTCGGAAAGCGACTCGCAAAGGTACGCGTCCGTGAATCCGTCCCGCTCGGGTGAGCGGATGGCGATGAGCACCGATCAGCTGCCGGCGCCGCTGACGCCGCCGCGGTAGTCGATCGCCCCGCAGCCGAAGCGCACCGAGACCTTGAACTCGATGCCGTCGGAGCGGAACCCGGGGCGGACCTCCGTGCGCGGACCCGACTGGCCGCGCAGGTAGCCGTAGATGAAGCAGGGCAGCTCGGTCGGGTCGGCGAAGACGTAGAATCGCGCCCCGCTCAGGTTCGCGTCGCTGATGGGCGTGATCATTCCGGCGAACGTGTTGATCTCCGAGGCCTGCGTCGGGTTCGTCGGCGTGGTCAGCCGCCGCGCCAGACCCCAGCTCGTCGGAGAGGTCAGCACCTTCTTCGGCATCGCGTTCAGCGGGATCCCGTCGAGGGACTGCTGGGCCTGGATCAGGGCGTAGGCCGACTCGAGCAGCGCGTTCGAGAGCGCGCCGCCGGCCGTCAGGTTCGTGTGCGCCGCGGCGAACACGCGCTCGCTGTCCGAGAGCACCGGACCGAGCCCCGAACCGGGAGCGATGCAGATGGCGTAGAACGTCGAGTTCTCGAAGGCCCTGACCCGACGACCGGCCATCTGCGCCAGGTCGGCGAACGCACCGATGTCGTCGTTGACGAGCATCTCCTCGGTGAGGCCCAGGATGCGGCCGTACTTGGCGAGCGTGACCTGCTCGTCGTTCTCGCTCAGCGAGCCGTTCTGGTACTCGCCGTGCTCGCCCACCTCGAGCGGCACCGGGAAGTCCCCGGCCCGGATGAAGTGGTGCGGCCGGTAGTCCCGGAACTCACGCTCCACGGCGATCTCCGGGAAGGTGGCGGGCGCCGCGTTGTAGGCCGGCAGCAGCACCTTGTTCAGCGCGTTCTGGTAGATCAGCGGCAGGTCGCTCCCCGTGTGGAACGCCAGCTCGAAGATCCGGGCCGCGTCGGCCCGCGGGTGCAGTCCTGCACCGCGACGGTGCCACTTCAGGTACTCGAGCGCGCAGTCCGAGAAGCTGAAGCGCGCGTACTGCTTCGCGGATGCCGGTGCGTCCTTGCGCTCCGCGCGCGCCGCGAGCGCAAGCGCCATCTGCTCGGAGCGCCAGACCGCCGACTCGTACTCCTCGCCGACGCCGATGTCGTTCACCATCTTCGGGGCGCGCCGAGCGCGCTCCTCCGCGGCCAGCGCCAGCACCTGCTTGTGCGACTTGTTCGTGCGGATCTGGTTCTGGGCCCACAGGTCGTCGAGCTCGAAGTGCTCGGCGGCCTCGCGGATGAGCCGCGCGCGCTCCTTGTCCGCCTCGATGGTGTCCTCGTGGAGGCGCTGGTCGGCCTTCGGATCGGCCGGCGTGCTCTTCGCGGCCTTGCCCTTCGGCGACTCGAGCGCCGCCAGCTCCTCGGCGGTGAGTTCCTCGTGGAGCTCGGCGTCGAACTCGTCCTTCTGGATCTCGACGACCTCGCCGAGCTTCCCGATGCCGTCGACATCGGCCAGCAGTCGGATCTTGATGCGCATCGCATCTCCTCTGGGCGCAGAGGCCCCGTTGGGCGCTTTGGCCGAAGCCTCTGCGCTGAACTCGACCACGCACGTGCGACTCTCGCCGTTTGTGGATGCCTGGAGCACGTGGGCGCCGGCGTCCGCCGGCACGGGAACGAGGCTCACCTCGAAGGGCTCCCACGACGTCGCTCGGAAGCGCTTCATCGGAGCCCCGTCCTCGGTGACCTCCTTCATCTCGTAGATCCACGTCCCGATGCTCACGCTGCGGATCACGCCGTCGATGACGTCCTGCCAGACCGGCTCGACGTCATCGCGCTTCGAGAAGCGCACGCGACCGCGCAGCTCTCCGTTCTCGATGCGCGCTTTCTCGACGACGCCGAAGATCCCGCCCACGCCGGCGTAGGTGCGGTGGCTGTCGATGAGCGGGGCGCCACCGTTCAGGCGCCCCAGCTTCGTGGCCTTCTTCGAGACCTCGAGCTCCAGCTCGAAGTCTCCGTGCTCCCAGGAGTACCGGAGGACGGGAGCGCCGCTGTAGAAGACCATCTCGACGGTGCGCGCTTCCTTGTCGACCGTCTCGGCAGCCAGCGTGGCGACACCGAGGATCGGAGGCAGCGACCGCTGCTCGACCTTCTTCTTCACGCTGCCTCCTCCTCGGACTCGTCGTCGTGAGTCGGCTCGACTGCTCCGGCCTTCGCCGCAATCGCGGTCCGATGGTCGCTCTTCAGGACGACGCCAAGCGTGTCGAGACGCTTCTGCCACGCAGCGATTGCTTCGAGCTGCTCGCTCGCAGTCCAGCCACGGCGTCGCACGATCTGGTCCCAGGTGTCGAAGCCGGCGAGGCACGCCTCGAGCTCGGCCTGTGTCTCCTTCAGGGGATCGATCAGCTCGAAGCGCGGCGGGGTCCACTCGATCTCGGCACGCCCGCCGCCGAGTCCCATCGCCAGCGACTCCGCGCGGAAGCGATCCCAGATCCGCTGGCAGACACCATGCACGTAGATCAGCCACTGGTCCTGCTCGAGGCGGCGCCGGAAGTCGACGAGTCCGGCTCGGTAGCTCGAGTAGTTCACCTGCGAGAGGTCGCCGGTCATCAGCTCGTATGGGATGCCGACGCCCGATGCGATCTTGCGGAGCGTGAACCGCTGGAAGTCCGCGTAGCCGCCCGCCGCCTTCGGCTCGATCGCCGTAACGCTCTCGCCCTGGCGCGCGTAGTGAACGAGGCCAGGCGAGAGCGATTCCAGAAGTCCCTTCGCATCCTGCGAGAGCTGACCCATGCTCGCGTCGCCGATGTCGAACGAGGTGGTGATGATGAGCGCGAGGCACGCCTCGGTGCGCTTGCGAACGACCTCGGCGATGTCGTAGTCGTCGCTGTCCCGCATCGGGATCACGACCGGAGCGAAGTCTGTGACACCGCGCGTCTGCCCTGCCCGAAGCTTCCGGAAGACGTGGATCACGTCGGCTGCGGGAACCCGAACGCTCTGCAGGCCGCCCGCCATGATCCGCGTCGAGCTCGTCCACGACTCGCCCGGATGCTCCGGGTAGAGCCAGTAGGCGACCACCATCCCACCGCCCGCGTCGTACTCGATCCCGTGGCGGATCTGGTTTTCGCTGTCCGGCGCCTTCCCGTCTCGGGACGAATCGAGGAAGTCGGGCTCGAGAACCCTGAGCTTCGTGGCGATCGATCCCGTGATCCGACGCGACGGAACGAACTGGATCAAGGCCTCGCCGCTCTCCATGCGGCATCGCTCGATCACGTTCTGGAGGCCGTATAGGTCGCAGTGCCCGTCGGCGTCGCACCCATCGACGAAGGCGTTCCACGCCTTGTCGAGGGGCTTGCTGTCCACCTCGGCCGTGATCCCGGTCCCGACCGTGTTCGAAGCCTTCACGTCGACGGCGCGGGCCGCGTAGGCGTTGTCACGAACGAGCGAGCGGGCACGGTTTCTGAGCGTCGTGATGACCGCCTGCGACTCGGCGTCCGCCGAGGCCCCTGTCGCGACCCACCCCTCCGTGCGCCGGCCGCCGCGTGCGCCTTCGTAGCCGAGCGACTGGATCGCTTGCCGCGCAAGGATCCGCCTGGCGCCGCGCTTCGGAGAGGCCCAGAAGATCGCGCGGTCGAGCCAGTTCGCGTTCATTCCCGGTCGAACACGGCGCGCGTCGTGCGGCCGCCTCCGCTTGTCGTCGAAGCAGCCACAGAGGCCTTCATCTCGGCGAGGAGCCGGAGCTCGTCCTGCAGCTCCGCGTTGGCAACGCTGCGCCCGTTCGACGAGACGCTCCGCCGGTACTGCCGGATCTTCTGCTCCTGGGCTTCGACGTCCGACTGCGTCCAGGCCATCTCACCTCCTGAACCAGTTGCTTCCGCCGCCGATCCATCCCTGCGGTCTCCGACGCGGCTGTTCGCGCCGCGGCGGCGGTTGGCTCGGCGTGTGGACGGCCGGCGCCGCCAGCGCCGCAGGATCCTCGGACTCCTGGGCCCGCATCGGACCGGACGAAGAGAGCCAGACCGACTCGCGCTCGAAGCTGAACCCCACCGAGTAGAGAGCGCAGAGCGCCGCGTAGTTGCCCACGGCGACGTCCCACGGCTCGTTCCGCTTGTGGCCTTCCTTGAGCCGCCACTCGCGCACCGGGAAGCCCTTTCGGTCCCGGTCGTCGATCGCGTGCTCGGCGGTCAACTGCTCGAAGTACGTGGCTCCGAACGCGGAGGCCGTCGGGAAGTGGATCGACCCGGGCCCGGGCGGCTCGAGCTCAAGGCGTGCAGCGATCGCGTCCTTCGCCGTGTCGACCTTCACCGGGTATAGCGGCGACTTCCCGATCGTGTTCTTGCTCGGCTTCGACGGCCAGACACTGCCGACCCCAGGGACGCCCTTCGTCGCCCACAGGAACGACAGGCGACCATCCGGCGTCCGGTACGCCGGGCGCGGCCGCACGAAGGCGTAGACCGACTGCGCTGCGTAGCCCGAGTCGATGCAGCTCGAACGAATGAAGACCTGCTGACCCTCGGCAGCGACCCGCGACCTGCGAAGAAGCTCCCACAGCTGCTGCCAGACCGGCTCCGCCGTCGGGTCCCCGTAGAGGACGTGGTACTCGAGCTTCCAGTTCTCTTCGCCGACGCCCCAGGCTTCGACTCCTACCTCGAGCCGATCGTTCTGCACGTCCGTCATCGACGTGAGAACGAGGCCGCCCGTCGGAACCATGAGCACGGGCTCCGCGTCTCCGACCGGAGGAAGCGCCGGGAACTTCTCGCGGCGCTGGTACAGACGGCTGTGGCTCGGCGAACGACCGATCTGCTCCCAGCTCTCGCCCTGCCAGGTGTTGACCCACGTCTTCCGCGTGACCGGATCCGCGTGAAGCCTCAACCACTCGCTGACGATGTGGCGCCAGGTCGCGTTCGGCGAGAGGCTGTACGCCGCCCAGATGTGGAAGCCAGCGTGCCCCTTGAAGGGCTCCCGCGCTCGCCATATGCCCTGCTCGAGCATCCAGAGCTTCTCGGTCTCCTCGATCGCGCAGTGGCAGTGCTCGCAGAGGTAGAACGCGCCCTCCGGCTCGCCCTTCGGCCACTTGAATCCGTAGTCGAACTCGGCGCCGCCCCACCGCAGGTGCTGACCGTGATCGCAGTGCGGGCACGGGACGTCGTAGCGGCGCTGGTCCGATGCCAGGAACTCGCGCTCGATGCGGGACGCGCCCTTGTCGAGCGGCGTGCTGCCGAGTACCAGCTTCCTGCCGAGCTTCGCCTCCTGCGTTCGGCGCCACGCGAGCTCGACAGGGTCGCCTTCGCCGGCCCCGTCGGCTGTCTTCCCTGCGCTCGCCGGCCAGGCGTCGACCTCGTCGCCGATCGCGAGCCGGGCGTGGATGCGCCGGAACCCGCGACCGCTGTTCGAGCCGGCCATCCAGAGCGTGCGGCCCAGGAACTCCTTCGCGAGGATCGTGTTCCCCGCGCCCGATGAGGCCTTCCTTCGCGCCTTCGGATCGGAGACGAGACCGCGCAGGAAGTCGTGGCGGTCGATCGCCGGGCCGATCTCGCTCTTGCTGAACCCCTCGGCGTCCTCGACGGTCGGCTGCACCAGCAGCATCGAAGCCGGGTCCTGGTGCATGTGGTAGAGCACCAGGGCTTCGATGATCTTCGTGTACCCGACCCGCGCGCTCTTCATCACGGAGACGCGCTCGACCTCGGGATCGGTCAGCGCCTCCATGATCCCGCGCTGGTACGGGTGCGTCGTCCACTTGCCGCCGTCCTCGGCGGACATCTGGAAGTGCTGGTCCGCCCACTCCCACAGCTTCAGGTCAGGCGGTGGTCTTAGAAGCTCTCGGACGCGCGCGAGTGCGGCGTCGACGTCCGGGTGCACCGGTTCCATCGGCCAGCTCCGTCAGCGTCGCGTCGATCAGCCGCAGCAGGCTGCGCGCCATATTGGGCGTGAACCCTGCGATGTGGACGGTCGCTGCCGCGGGCACGCCGCGGATCCGCTCCTTCCAACCGAGCACCCGGGCAGCCCAGGCGCTCTCAATCTCCGGGATCGAGCCGAGCTCCTTCCGCTTCTCGGCGAGCTTCAGCTCCTCCATGTCGGCCTTCGCGGCGTCGAGCCGCGCCTTCTCCGCCTGCGGGTCCAAGCCCTCGCCGCGGCCGAAGATCACCTCGAGGGCGGTCGGCGCGTAGTACCAGACGGTCTTCCCATCCTCGCGTGTCGGCTCGACCTGAGCCTCGGCCAAGCGCTTGCGAATCGTCTCGCGCGCCTTCCCGCTGACCTCGGCCAGCTGCGACAGGCTCAGGTGGTGGAGGGGTTCCTTGTGCGTCGGCACTTTCTGGCGGCCCTAGGAGTCCTATGAGCAAGGCCATTTCCGCGCGCTCGAAGCGCCCGCGGCTCTCAGTCCCCGGAAGGACCCGCGTCCTCGCTCGTCTCGACCTTCTGCACGCGCTGGCGTGACGCCTTCGGCGACTCGGCGGCATGCGGTGCGGTGCGCTGCTCGCCGCGCTCGATCAGCGCGCGCGCGACGCGCGTGCATGCACCGCTGCTGCGAGCCGGGCAGTTGGAGTCGTGACGCTGGCCGCAGCCGCCGACGCAGAGGATCTTCTCGGCCTCACGCACCTCGTCGATCGTGGGCTCGCGCACCATCAGTTCGCCAGCCGCACGCAGGCGACGTCGAGGTCCGTGGCGGGTGCCGTTCCGGTGTAGGTCCACGACAGCAGGTTGCCGTTGTTGAAGGTGAGTGTCGGGAAGGGGCCGACGAGGCGATCGGCGCTCGTCGCGATCGTGATCGCGAGGCTTCCGACCGTCTGTCCGTCGACCGTGCGAGGGGCTGCCACGGTGACGGTGTAGGCGTTGGATCCCGAGTCGTTCTGCACGCGCAGCATGGTGCGCCCGTCGTTCACGCACTGGTCGCCGCCCGCCGCCGCGTTCGAGAGCGCGGTCAGGTCGGCGCCGTTGCTGGTGCGGCTCACGACCACGGGCGTCAGGGTGGCGGCGAAGGACGGCAGCGCGAACGCTACGAGAGCGATCGCGACGAGGGTGGTGCGGAGGAAGCGATGCATGGCGTCGTCTCCTAGAGGCTGTACCGCTTGGCCAGCCGGTAGCGAAGCTCCTGGCGGAGCGTCTCGAGCATGCGCTCGCGCGCGATGCGCAGGAGACGCTCCACGTACTCGGTCTTGTCGATGGCGCGCCGCACGCTGCGGGCGAAGAGTTCGTCGATCGGGAGTCGCCCGACCAGGCCCGTCGGCCCCTCGCCCTTGCGGCGCCAGAAGATGCCCCGGTGTCCGCTCTTCATCGTGGCGAGGAACGTGCGCGGGATCACCTTGCGCGCGCCTCCGCGCCGCACCTGCACGCTCACGCCACGCCGGGTCTGCCGTTCGCCCAGGTACTCGGCGAGCGCGACCGGCTTGTCCTTGACCCGGACCTCGCTCTCGGGCTTCCGCGTGGTGGCGCGCGCCGCCACCGTGATGAGCTGGTTCACGGCGCTCGCGGGCAGGTTCACCTCGCGCTTGCCGATGTCGCGGGCTTCCTTCTGCACGCTCGTGGCCGCGCGCCGGACTGCGCGGCTCGTGGCGGCCAGGGCCTCGCGGCTTCCGAGCCGGCGGAAGGCTGCGCGGAGGGCGCGATCGTCGACCTTCGCGGTGAGCACCGGCACCTCCCCGGGTGGCTCTGGAGTCCGACGAGAAGAGCCCCGGGGACCGAGGGGACCACCGGGGCTCAGAGGGGTGCCGAACGCACGGGCGGGACGATGGCGATTTTGACCCTGCTTCTCGGGCGTAAGCAAGAGCGTTCTACGTGGAACGCATTCGACACTGTTCGACTCTGCTCGACATTATGGCGGAATGTCGAGTCAGGCGTCAGGCGTCGGCTCGCCTTCGCAGGAAGTCGCGCAGGTCCGCCGGGTCCACCCGCCAGTCCGGCTGCCGCATCGTGCCGACGTTTGACGCGCGCAGGCGAGGCTTTCCGGCTCGACGGTCGACCCCCTGGACCTTGTGCCCGCGAATCCATCGGCGCACCGTCTCGACGCTCACCCCGACGCGGCCTGCAACCTGCTCGGTGCTGAGCAGTCGATCCTCGGCTTCCTCCATCGCCTCCCCCTTTGATCGTTCCACCGCTCGCGCCAGGGCCCTCCCCAGAGCCCGGCGTCGCGCAGGCGGTCCTCGCAGATCTCCTCCATGCGCTCGAGGTTCCCGCGCACGACGTCGACGGTCCAGCCGCGGGGGGCATGCGGCTGGACCTTCGGGCCCTCCTTCGCGATGGCGGAGACGCTCATGCTCTTCGCGGCCTGGGCAGCGAGGCACATCCGATGCGCGGTCCAGTCGGCGCGCGTCATGTCGCGCGGACGCGGCTCGAAGATCCGGCGCAGGTCCATGAGCTCGCCCCGGTCCTCGCTCCGATCGACGACGCCCGGGCGGACATGCTGGCGCCGGACGCTGCGCTTGCGCCAGCGGCTCTCGGGCACCCAGGTGCGCTCGCAGCGTGCGCAGCGGTTGCGGATGCGGGCGCCGCCACAATACGAGCAGCGGGCGCCGTGCACGCCCACTGCGCCGCCCAGGTAGCGCGCGCGCCAGGGCTTCTCACAGGAGGCGCAGACCTCGCGCGCCGGGCCCCGGCGGCCGTTCTTTCGCGGCTTGCCCTCGACCACCTTCATCGGGCCCTTGCCGCAGCGTGCGCAGGCGGAGCCGCTCTCGACCGTGGCGATCGAGGGGTGCTCGAGCGAGGCCAGCAGGTGGAAGTAGCGCTCGGCGGCCTCGTGCACACTTCCGTAGCACCTCACTCGGTGGGCTCTCCGTAGGCCAGCGCCCGGATGCGCTTCAGCGTCTCCTGGACGGCCGCGGTGAGGGACGGCAGCACCGCCATCAGCACCACGCGACCACGAACAGCGCAGCCGCAAGCATGGTCACGACGAGACCGAGCGCGACCAAGGCGAGGTCACTCATCGCCGCCGAACCTCCAGCCCGGCCGGCGCACGCCCCGCCGGCCACCAGCGGAGGTCCTCGCCGGCGTGCATCGTCGCCACGACCAGGCCGCCGCGCTCGATCTCGTTGAGCCGGCGCGCGAGCTGGTAGCGGTCGAGGGGCCCGATGCCGGCGAGCTCGAGCGAGGTGCGGCCGGGGTTCAGCTCGACCATCTCCGCGGCCGTCGTCGCCTGGCGGCCGATCGCCCCGCTGCGTTCGGCGTGGTCGGCCGCACGATGCGACGAATCCGGGTCCGCGCGCCGCGCCCGCGGCGGGCGCCGGCCAGCGACGAGGTCCGCGAAGCCGAGCTGGGCGGTCATGTGGCCCTCCGCCCGAGCACGACACGCCGCCCGTACTCCGCCAAGAGCAGCGCATCCGCGCGCCCGTGGTCCTTCTTGCGCTTGAGAGAGGCCTCCGGGAAGAGCCGCGAGGCCTCGAGTACCGAGCGCCCCTTGTCGCCGCCGGCAACGCCCATGGCCTTCTTCCACGTCGGCGGGTGCGCGAGCAGGAGCGTGAAGCCCAGCGCCTGCACCGCGCCCTCCCACTGGCCGACGCAGCGTCCGAGCACGAACCGTGAGGCCGCGGAGTCGAAGACCTTCCCGGCGCCCTCGCCCGCGCGCTCCTTCGCGCCGCCGAAGCGCACGACCGGCGGCGGCTGCTCCAGCACGACCGAGACCAGCGACTTTGTGCCCGCGTGCTCGAGCACGTCGCGCAGCAGCTCCACCATGCCGGCCACGTGCGAGCGGTTCTTCCCGTTGGATGCGATCACGGGAGCGTCGGCGAGGAGGAGGACCTTCCCCTCGTGGACGGCCGCGATCGCGCCCGACACCCCCGGGTCGATGCCGACGAAGATCACCGCCAGAACCGCCGCGCCCGCGCCATGCGAGCCGCCTCCGCGAGCATCTCTCCCGTGTGCGCCCGGTCGCTATCCGGAACGCACCGATCTCCGCAGACGCGGGCGCCGCGGCCGTCATGCTCGACGCCCACCCGCTTGCACTTCGGGCAGAGGCAGAAGCGATAGCCGGTGTCCTGCACAACGTAGTCCTCGGTCGGCAGAAAGACCTCGATCCCGAGCCGCGGGTCGTCGTTGTCCGGAGGTCCGCATGCGATCAGCACGTGCCGCCGCGCTGCAATCGCAAGCTGTTCAGCCTTCGACCGCTCGTCGAACGTCGGCTCAGCAGGCTTGATCTCGAGCCAGCACAGATCATCGGCCAGCGCGATCTCGAAGTCCGGCAGGTAGCGCCCGCCGGGCAGCTCGTAGCCCTCTGGTTCGTAGTCCCAGCGCACGCCGATCAGGTCCATGAAGACCGCCCATCGCGCTTCAAGCCGCGATCTGAACTTGACGCCCCGGTACTCGGTCTCGATCGGGCGCAAATCCGGGACCGTCTCATCGATGATGTCGCCGATGTGTTTCACAGCTTGCGTAGCCTCGCGTTCTGGAGGTCCAGCCCGAACTCCCCGAGCGGACCGGTCTGGTACTCCCACGCCTTCGTGACCGTGATGCGCTTCACGCTGGGAGACTGCGGGTTGCTCTCCATGTGGAGCGCCAGGTCAGCCTTGTGGTCACCTGAGCGCCCGCGGATGCGGCCTTCCTTGCTCGCCTCGGCGAGCATCAGGAACGCCACTTCCCCGTGTGTGGCGCGGCGCACATTGATGGACCACATGATGAGCCGCTTGGAGAGCGTCGCGTTGTGCGGGTCGGCGGGATCCTGCGCCTCAGCCTGGTCGCAGAACGAGGTGAGCGAGTCGAAGACGATGAGCGTCGGACGCTCGGTAATGCGCGACTCGATCCACGCCATCAGCGCCTCGATGGACGCCCCGTAGCCGATGTCGACGTGGTGGAAGGTCTGCGGCTTTCCGACGAGGCCCACCGCATTGCGAAGCCGCTTCGCGAACGGTCGCTCGGCCATCTCCGCCTGTAGGTAGAGGACGTCCCAGCCGGCGCGCGCGGCATCGATTCCGCTCGCGAGCGCCAGCACGCTCTTGCCGGCCGACGGCACCCCCGCGACCACCACGACACCGCGCAGGTTCGGAAGCGCTTCGCACGGCTGGCCCGCGAAGCCGTTCGGCCAGGTGGGCTCGGGTGGAAGCTGGACCGCCTTCTCGGGGTCCACCTCGCGAATCGGGTCGGTGGCATCGAAGCCCATGCGCAGCGCGCGCCGCTTCCACGCGATCGGATCGGACTTGCGCAGATCTTCGACCGGGTAGACCGGCACGAACTCCGAGAGCTGGTGGCCGGCGTCGATGTGGTCCGAGGCGTCCTTGCCGGTGCGCGCCTCGACGACACGGATCGACTTCGCAACACCGCGCAGGTTCGCGAACACCTTGCGCGCGTGCTTGGTGCCGGGCTCGTCCTTGTCGCGGACGATCACGACGTCGGCGTCCCGGAAGTAGCGCGCGAAGTCGGCGGGCCACTTCTCTGCGCCCATCGGGTTGCACGTCGCGACCTCACCGCGGTCGTAGAGTGCATCGGCGTCCTTCTCGCCCTCGACGATCCACACGCGATCGCCAGCAGCGACCCCTGCGGTCAGCGCCGCGAGGCGGTACGGGACGATGTCGACGCCCTGGAGGTTCCAGAGCCACCCGCCGGCGCCGTCGGGGCGCCGCTGGCGGAAGGTCTTCGGGTGGAACCGAACGACCTGGAACGCGAGCGCGCCAGAGGCGTCCCGGTAGTCGTAGGTCGCGACGATCTCGCGCGATGCTGCGCCGATTGGTGTCACCGTGGCACCATGCTCCTCGCCGCACGCGCACTTGCCGCTGAGCTTGTGCGGGTAGGTCGCGTCCTTCGCGTGCTGCGGGATCCCGCCGGAGCGATCTTCGCGGGTGCAGTGCGCCCAGGCTCCGTCGTCGCTCGTGAAGCCCCAGCACCTCCGTCCCTTGCCCGGCGGCAGCGTGTCGAAGCCCTCGCAGACCGGGCACGGGTTCGCCTTGGTGTGCTTCTTCACAAGTGCCCCCCGGTTTCCTCGAGCTCGCGCTCGTACGCCTCTGCCTGCTGGGCGTGCCACTCGGCGGCCTTGCGCTCGCGCTCGCGGCGCTCGGAGATCCCATGCCAGGGTCGGTCGCCGTCGAGGTACTTCCGCCAGCGCATGATCGCGATCGAGCGCTCCTTGGCGGCGCGCTTTGGACGGCCCTCCTCCTCAGGGACCTCGGCCGCGGCTGCGGCCTCGATCTCCGCCAGGTGCCGGGCCAGCCACGCCTCGAGCTCGTCGCGCTCGGGCGGTGGGTCGACGCCGGCGACCGTCTTCCCGCTGCCGAGCAGGTTCAGCAGCGGGTGGCGGTCGAGAGGGGGGGCTTCGGGAGCGGTGCCGCCTGGGGCACCACACTCCTCTCCCCTCCTCTCCTTCTCCCCTCCTCTCCCCTCCTCTCCAGGCTCTACCTGTTCTCCCGTGGTGGGGAACCAGTTCTCCACCGGTTCACCTTCGCTGGGTGACGGGTGCTTCGACGGTGCCGGCTTCTTGGGGTGCTGGTAGACATCCCATTGATCAACCTGGAGAAACCGATCGCCCTTCACGACGTAGCGGACGATCAACCCAGCTGTGGCCAACTCGCCGAGCCAACGATCGACGCTCTCGGCCGAGGCGCCGGGCACGAGGGGCAGGCACGCGGCCCACAGGAGCTGTGGGTGGTCCTCCGCGCGACCCTGGTCGTCGCACTCCGTCTGCATTCGCCAGTAGAGGCGCTCCGCCTCCGCCGACACGGCAGCAAGCTTGCGCGACCGACAGGCGTTCGGATGGATCGATCGGATACGTGCCACAGTCCCCCCGGCCCGCGACGCGCTGATGCGCGCCCTACTCGTCGTCCTCAGCCTCGTCCCTGGGCTTGCGCACCTTCACCTTGTCGGCGCCGGGCACGACCTCGACGCGCGAGCCGTCCTCGAGCGCGTAGGTCGAGAGCCCGTGCTTCTTCATCGCGGCGAGCAGCACTCCCGCGCGCTCGCTCTCGCGCTTGCTCATCTCGCAGCGCTGGTCGCGGACCTCGACGTAGGCCTCGGCCGCGTTCACGACGTCGGGATGCTCGGCGGGCTCGGTGCCCGGGAGCTTCGCCTGCCTGGGCTTGCGCGCCTTCGGCGTGCTGCCCCCCCCCAACTTCCCTCGTGCCATCTCACCCCCTTTGCCGCGGCGTGCTGCCGCGAACGCCTACGCGGCGCTTGGCCGCTTCTTCGCGAGAGCAACGACGCCCGCGCAGCCCTCGCAGCCCCCGAACATCACCTTGTCCGCCTCGCTCCCGCTGCGGAAGCGCGCAGCGTTCGTCGCGCACTGGCGCTCCGTGATCCGCGCCCGCAACGCCGGGCACGGCAGCAGCTCGAGGCCCTTCGGCAGCACCATCGGCGTCGCCGGCTCGCGCGGGCGCCAGTCGGTCTCTCGCTCGCGGATCCTCGGAGCGCCGAGCCGCGGCACCGGCGAGTGGAGCCTGCTCGGCCCATTGTCGGCAGCCTCCCGCGCGGCCGGGTCATCCAGGCGATGCGGGGCCTCGGCCCACGCGAGGGCCTGGAGCACGCGCTCGGCGCCGGCCCCGGTGCAGACCGTTGCACGTTCGATCGCGGAGACGGCCTGCATGCTGGTGCCGATCTCGTGGGCGACCTGCTGCTGCGTCAGGTGCCTGCGCCGACGCGTCTCGCGCACGATGGCAGCGATGCGCCGGCGCTCCTCGGGCGATACGGCCTGCTCGGGTCCTCGCCGCCTCGACGGCCCGTCGCGCCGCTTCGAGGGGGAGGTGGGAGCCGGCGCCGTGGTGTGTGCCTTCGAGGGCGGCGCCGGCTCCCTACCGCGCGCGGTGCGCTCCCGGTCGCCGGGGGGCGTCTCGGGAGCCGCAGCGGCGCGCGCGGGTCCGGGTTCACGATCAGGGTCGCGCGGGTGCGGCGCCTCGATCCACGCCACGGTCGCGTCGAGCCGCGCGCGGCCGGCGCCGCTCGGGTCCGCGCACTCGATCATCGAGACGACCTGGAACGGACATCCGAGCTCGGCGCCAACCTCGGGCTGCGTCATCCGCCGCGCGACCCGCGCCGCGCGCAGCCGCGAGCCGATCTGCCGCCGCTCTTCGAGCGAGACGCGAGGTGCCCGAGGCCCCGATCCCGGCACCGTGCCGGGTCCCCCGCCTGCCGCATTGGGTGCCTCCCCCACAGCGGCATGCGCCGGAGCCTCGGGCGCAGGCGGCGGCGGGTCCCCACTCGCCCCCTCCTGCTCCTCGCGGTCCGTCCGGTCCGACGGACCGTGAGCCCTCTCCCCCCTCGCGTCGAGTCGCGCCATCGCCTGGACGGCCGCGCGCACGTCCGGGTCGGCCATCGCCATGGAGACGGCCTCGGCGAGCGCGCGGGTCGCGAAGTCGCCGAGCGTCACGCCGAGCACGCGCGCAATGCGCCGGGCGTCACCGTCCACGCCGACCGGGAGGCGCACGGTGAAGCCGTCGGTCAGCGCGACGCCGTCCTGGCGGTAGCGCCGACTCTTGGCGGCGGGAGCGGTCACGACTCCGGCTCCCCAACGCGCACGCGCTTCAGCGCCTTGTAGAGCCCTTCGCGCGTGATCCAGAGCCGGCGAGCGGCGGCGGCGTGGTTCGGCGACTCGACACAGACGGCCTGCAGGAACGCGCGCGTGAAGAGCCGCCGCGCCTCGTGCCAGGTCGCATCAGCAGGGACGGTGATCGTGACGGGGTCGCTCACGCCGACTCCCTCCTCGCCTTCGGGCGGACGCGGTGCGGGCCGCGGCGCTCGTGATTCAGCTCGTCCGCTTCGCGTAGGTCCCGCGAAATCAGCTCGAGCTGCTCGCGGACGTGTCCGAGCTGCTCCAGCGCCTCGGTGCGGAGGTCGGCCGCGTCGCGCTTGCGCGGCGTCCAGTCGCAGCCGGCGAGGTCGCCGATGGCGGCGAGTAGGTGCGGCGCGCCGTCACGCAGGACGGCCGCGAGGGTTCGCCAGACCGCGTCACCGAACTCGCCTGCGAGAAGACGCGACATGCGGGCCTCGGCGGTTCCGGACGTCGCATCCGGATAGACGGTCAGCGCCGTGGACTTCTGGCGGCCGGCGAGGTCGGCGCGCAGGGCGAAGAGCAGCGCGTCCTCGCCTTGCTTCACGCTGGAACTCCCGTCAAGAGGGTTCCAGTGACTTCCACCGCTGCGCCGGCGTAAACGCAACGCTGTGTCACGCCGCGGCCCCTTCGTCATCGCTCGGCTGTGTCGGCTCCGGGCGCGCCGTCAGCAGATCCTCCAGCGAGAAGCCGAGCCGCTTGAGGCGGCGCCCATGGCGCTGCCAGACCGCGAGGAGCTTCTCGTTCGCGAGCGTCCCGCCGGTCGATTCGAGCTGCGAGATGCGCCCGCGCGAGACCCCGATCTCGTCGGCCATCTGCGAGGGTGTGAGTCCCAGGTTCTCGCGCAGCGCCTTCACCCAGTGCGTCGTCGTGTCCACGGCTAGGGAGCCTAAACCCAGGCCGCGCGCTTGGCAAGCGGAATCGTTGAGGCTCATGCAAGCAAGCGTTTTCGTTGCGGATTTAGGCGCGCTAGACCAGCCTTCGATGGCGACCCACGGGCGCAAGGTCCCCGCCGATCCGAACTTCCGGCTGCGCCTCGAGCTGGCGATGCGCCGCCAGCGCCCTCCCCTGCGTGTGACCGATCTCGCCACGCGACTCGGCGTCACTAAGGGCACCGTCTCGCACTGGCTCGCTGGCCGGTTCGTTCCCCAACCGGACATGCGACCGAGGCTGGCTCAGGCGCTAGGGGTATCGCGGGCGTGGCTAATGGGCGATGCGATCACGGACGAGGCGCAGCGGGAACGCGAGCGCCGCTGGGCGAGCGCCGCTGGCTAGAGCGGCTCCTGGCCGCCCCTGCCGAGCTGGATGAGCGGCTCGCCGAGTACGACTGGGAGGAGCTGCTTCAACTCCTCCGCGACCACCCTCCGAAGCGCAAGGTCTCGCCCCGCAATGGTTCCTAGGAAAGTTTAGGGAGCCTCAAGAATCTTCTTGAATCGGCCGACTCCATGGTTTAGGCTCCCTAGCCATGGAGGAACCAATGAGCGCTCCCGACCGCCTCTCGGCTCTGACCGCCGAGGCCGCCCGCCTGGGCCTCGCCCACCACTTCGTGCGCGACGCCGTGGTCGCCTGCGGCATCCGCCGCGATGGCCACCAGGTCGCGATCGGCACGGGCGCGACCGACGCCCTGGCCCTGGCCGACGCGCTGGTCGTGCGCCGGCGCGCGGTCGAGGCCGCCGACCGCGAGCTTGGCTCGATCCGCCGCACCGGCCTCATCGCCTGTTCCGAGTGCTTCGCCCGCCACCCCGAGGACCGCGGCTGCGAGGGCTGCGAGCGGGGCTTCGTGCTCACGACCTGGTGCTCGCAGTGCGACACCGAGGTGGGTGCGGACGAGATCGGCTGCCAGTGCGGCTCGGTCGCCGTCGCCCTCTGCCGGCGCTGCGCCCTCGACCCGGCGCCGCATCTCATCGAGTGCCCGCGCAAGCCCATGCAGTACCGGGGATACCTCCTGACTCGGGAGGCGAAGCCGATCCCGACGTCGGCGTGGGACTGGGACTTCGCACACCACGACTTCGATGGCGCGCCCGACTCGGGCGACCACCGCTGCGGGTCGGCGGCGAGCGTCGCGGACTGCCTCGACCGGATCGACGAGATCGAGGCGGAGCGCGGCGAGGAGGCGGCCTGATGACCAGCGCTGCCCACCGCGCGGCTGTCGAGATCTGCGCCTCCGGGACCTTCTCCGGCCGCTCTCTCGGTCCTGCCGACGTCGAGCGCGTGCGCCAGTGCATCGAGCGCCACCTGGCCGCCGCGCGGCTCGCCGCGGTCGATCTCTCCTGTCACCTGTGCGGCGAGGAGATCGGCGAGGACTCGGTGCGCGAGGACGACCGCGCGATGTGCGTGCGGTGCTGGATCGCTCTGGACACCGCGCGCCGCGATCGCAACGGCCGCGTCCTCGTGCTGCGCTGCGTTCCGATCCTCCTGGGACTCCCGAGCTGCGGGCGCGTCCACGGGATCGTGCTCGACGCGCACCGCGGCGGCGGTCCGATCGTGCAGGAGACCGGGCGCGTCTGCCCGGACTGCCGTCCCGCCAATGAGCAGGCGCTGCGCGAGCTCGAGGCCGGCGAGCTGCTGGAGGAGGGGAACCGTTGAACCACGACGACGACCTGGCCGCGGCTCGCGGCGTCTGGGTGGCCTGCTGGCTCGGGATCTCCCTGTGGCTCGTCGTGCTGTTCGTGTTCGGCTGCTCGCGGTGGCCGCGATGACGCTCACGCCCTGGTCGCACTGCCGCCGCTGCCGTGGCCGGCGGCGCGAGGAGTCGCCGTTCGTGGCGGCGCTCGCGCTCGCAGCCTTCCTCGGCGCTCTGCTCTTCCTGGCCCCGCTCCTCGGCTGCTCGCGTGCCGGCGTGCGCTGCCGCGAGGGGAGCCTCTACCTGAGCGAGCGCGCGGGCGACGCCGCGGTCGTGATCGAGCTGTGCCGCGACGGCCACCTGATCGGCCTCCCGCCCGACGGCGGCGAGGAGAGCGACGAGGCGCCCACTCGGGAGACGGATCCCCCCGCTCGGCACGGTCAGGAGGCGACGTGAGGACCGAGTCGGCCACCCAGCGTCGCCGCGACGTGCGCCGCTGCCTCGGGGCGCTCCGCCGCGAGCTCGCGGACGAGCGCTGGGAGCACGCGACGCGCGAGATCCGCGCCTTCCCGACGCGGGAGGTCCTGGTCGAGGAGGTGCGGGTGCTGCGCGCAGAGGTGCTGCGCCAGGCCGCGCTGATCGAGACGCAGGAGAAGCTGCTCGTCGAGTTGCGCGATGCGCTCGGCGTGGAGGTGGTCGAGTGAGCTTCGAGGTCGTGTGCGACGGTCGGGACCGCGAGCGCTGGCTCGAAGAGCGCCGGACCGGAGTCGGGTCCAGCGACGCGCCGGCCATCCTCGGGGTCTCCCCCTTCTCGTCCCCGCTCGCCGTCTACAGCGAGAAGCTCGGGCTCACCGAGGATCGCGAGGCGACCGAGGCGCAGCGCTGGGGCCATCTCCTGGAGCCGCTGATCGCCGAAGAGTTCGCGCGCGAGGCCGGACGCGAGGTGCGGATGGCCGGCCAGCTCTTGCGCTCGAAGGCGACCCCGTGGCAGCTCTCGACCCTCGATGCGACGCAGGAGTGCGCCGACCACGAGGGCCCCGGACTCCTCGAGATCAAGGCGACCGGCTTTCGCATCGGCGACTGGACCGAGGGAGTCCCGGAGCACGTCTTCGTCCAGGTTCAGCACCAGTTCGCCGTGACCGGCATGCGCTGGGGATCGGTCGCTGTGCTCCAGGGTGGATGCAAACTCCTCTGGACGGACGTCGAGCGCGACGACGACTTCATCTCGCGGCTGCTCCTCCCGGCCGAGTCGGAGTTCTGGCGCCGCGTGCTCGCCCAGGAGCCGGTTGCTCCTGACGGCAGCGCGGCGAGCCGCGAGGCGCTGCGCGCGCTCTACCCGAGCGACAGCGGCGCCGTCGTCGAGCTGCCGGGCGAGTTCGTGGCGCTGGATGACGAGCGCTGTGAGCTCAAGGAGCAGGTGAAGGACATCGAGGCGCGCATCGAGTGGATCGACCAGCAGCTCAAGGCGGCGATCGGAGGCGCCCAGCTCGGGCTCCTCGCGAACGGTGCGCGGTACGCGCTCAAGGTGACCAACCGGGCCGGATACACCGTCCAGCCCACGAGCTTCCGGGCGCTGCGGCGCAGCGCTCCGAAGGGAGGATCGAGCAAGTGAGCCAGCTCGTTGCGAAGAAGGACCAGATCAAGACGCTCTCCGATCTCCTGACGTCGGCCCCGATGCAGGCGCAGCTCAAGCGGGCGCTGCCGAAGCACATCGACGCTGGGCGCCTCGCGCGGCTCGCCCTCACGCAGTTCCAACGCGTTCCCGAGCTGTTGCAGTGCGACCGAGAGAGCCTGCTCGGGTCGATCATGGAGGCGGCGCAGCTCGGGCTGGAGATCGGCGTCGCTGGGCAGTGCTGGATCCTCCCCTACAAGGGGAAGGCGCAGTTCATCTGCGGCTACCGCGGGATGGCGCAGCTGGCATGGCGTTCCTCGATGGTGGCGTCGATGACGGCACGCGCGGTCTTCGAGGGCGACCGCTTCGAGTACGACTTCGGGGCCGACAAGCTCTCGCATGTACCGGCCGGGTCCTCCGATCCGGCAAAGCTCACGCACGCCTACGCGATCCTGCACACCACGACGGGCGGGCGCCTGTGGGACGTGATGACGCGCAGCGAGATCGAGGCGGTTCGCAAGCGGTCGCCGAGCGCCAGCTCGAGGTTCTCGCCCTGGCTCAGTGACTACGCCGAGATGGCGAAGAAGACGGTCTTCCGGCGCATGATGAAGCTCGCCCCGTGCAGCGTGGAGATCACGCGCGCGATGGAGCTCGAGGACGCAGCCGATCGCGGCGAGGAACAGGTCTTCGGGGACGTGGCAGTGCCCGAGGAGCGCGACGTGACGCCGCCGAAGAACGAGCCGGCGCCGGACGGCGTAGACCTGACGACCGGCGAGGTGACCGACGAAACCGGTGAGCCGCAGCAGGGAAGCCTCGCCTGATGGACACCACGACTCCGCTCCGCATCGTGAAGCTTGAGGCCGCGAACGTGAAGCGGCTCGTGGCCGTCGAGATCACCCCGGACGGCAACCTGGTCGTGATCGGCGGGCGCAACGGCCAGGGGAAGACAAGCGTCCTCGATTCGATCGCCTATGCGCTCGGCGGAAAGGATCTCCTCTGCGAGGTCCCGCTGCGCAAGGGCACCGAGCGCGGGCACGTCGAGGTGGATCTCGGCGACCTTGTCGTCCGGAGAACCTTCACGCCGGCCGGAGGCGGTACGCTCACGGTCTCGAGCAAGGACGGCGCCGTCTACCGGAGCCCGCAGACCATGCTCGACAAGCTGGTCGGCCGGCTCTCGTTCGACCCGCTCGAGTTCTCGCGGATGGAGCCGCGCCGGCAGCTCGAGACCCTCCGCTCGCTCGTCGGGCTCGACTTCTCTGCGATCGACGCGAAGCGCCAGGAGCTCTACGAAGAGCGGACGCTGGTGAATCGCACGACGCGCCAGCTCGAGGCGAAGCTCGCGGCGATGCCGGAGCACTCGAACGCGCCGGCTGAGCCGGTGTCGGTGGCGGCGCTGCTCGAGGAGTTGGACGCGGCCGAGGCGACCCACGAGCGGGCGCGGGAGGCAACCGAGGCCGCCGAGGAGTCTCTCGCGGATCTCGGACGGCTCCAGCGCGAGCATGCCGCGGCCGTCGAGCATGTGACCGAGCTCGAGCGCCAGCTCACCGATGCGCGTGCGGCCGTCATCGTCGCAGCCGAGCGCGTCGCCGATCAGAAGAAGGAGGCGCAGTCCGCGTCGCTCGGAGCCCAGCATGCCCGCGGCGCCATCGTGGACACGGCTCTCATCCGCGAGCGCATCGCCGAGGCGGAGGCCGTGAACGACCAGGTGCGCGCGAACGTCGAGCGGGCGGAGCAGGTGGCTGAGGTGGAAGAGAGCAAGGCCGAGGCGGCGCGGCTCACCGCCGAGATCGAGGCGCTCGACGCACAGAAGGCGGCTGGGCTCGCGAGTGCTGAGTTCCCGGTGCCCGAGCTGTCGTTCGACGAGTCGGGCGTCACGCTGGGCGGTGTGCCGTTCTCGCAGGCCAGCGCCGCCGAGCAGGTTCGGGTTTCGGTGGCGATGGGACTCGCCATGAACCCGCGTCTCCGCGTGCTCCTGATCCGCGATGGGAGCCTCCTCGACGACGAGAGCCTCGGGCTGGTGGCGAAGCTGGCGGCCGACGCCGAGGCGCAGGTCTGGCTGGAACGGGTGGGTGACGGCGAGGAGTGCCAGGTGGTGATCGAGGACGGCGCCGTCCGTCCGAGCGCCGAGCAGACTGCGATCGACGCCGAGTTCGAGGAAGGCGCCGAGTCATGAGCTTCGCCACCGGCCAGGCCGTTCGCGTCCGCGCCGGCGCGCAGGCCTTCGAGGCTCGCGTGCTGCTCGTCGGCGACGCGCGCGACGTGGTGCTGGACGTCGAGGGCGCGGGCGGGGTGCACCGGTTCACGGTGGTCGGGAAGCGGTGGCGCGCCGCGGACGAGAGCCGATGGGCGCACGGCGACGTCGAGATCGAGCCGGTGGCGGCGGCGCCGGTCGCCGCGTCGGGGCGGCGCGGAAGGAGAGGGTGGTGAGCAGGGGCTATCGCAGCGAAGACGCAGGTGACGATCGCGAGCCCGTCGAGATCGGGTACTCGCTCCCGGTGCAGGAGACGGCGGCCGCGCTGCGTGTGCGCATCGACGGCATGGATCGGTGGATCCCGAAGTCTCTGATCGTAGAGCACCACGAGGAGGCGTGCCTGCTCATGGTGCCGGAATGGTTCGCCAAGAAGGAGGGCCTGATCTGATGAGCGACGAGCGGCTGTGCATCATCGATGTCGAGACTGGGGGTGTCGACGCGCGCGAGCACGCACTGACCCAGATCGCCCTGATCGCCTGCGACCGCCACTGGAACCCGCTCGAGGAGCTGGAGCTGAAGCTCCACTTCGCCGAGCGCTTCGCGACCGACGAGGCGCTGAAGCTCAACGGCTACGACCCGGCGGTGTGGAAGGAGCAGGCGCTGCACCCGCGCGCGGCCGTCGACGAGATCGCGGGCTTCCTGCGCCGCCACTCGACGCTCCAAGTGATCTCGAAGCGCACGGGGCGCCCCTACTACGTGGCGCAGCTCGTCGCGCACAACGGTGGGTTCGACACCGAGTTCCTCTTCACGCTCTTCCGCGATCCCTGGCGGCAGGTGGGCGAGGAGCCGCCGCCGAACGAGGAGCGCGGCGTGTTCTGCCCGGCGTTCCCGCGCGCGCTCGACACGCTGCAGCTCGCGCAGTGGGCGGTGCGGATCGCCGGCGCGAAGCCGCCCGGGAACATGAAGCTCGGCACGTTGGCGGCCTGGCTGGGGATCGACCCGGGCAACGCGCACGACGCCCTGGCCGACGCCCGCGTGGCGCGCGAGATCGCGCAGCGGATCACGGCACGCTTCGCCTACTGCGCGCCCGAACGGCAGGCGGCGGAGCCCGCGGCGTGACGCCGTGCCAGCCGATCGCGATCGACGGGACGACGGCGATCGTCTGCTCGCGTCGCCAGACGCGCCGCTGCTCGATCTGCCGCGCGCGCCCCGCGACGAAGCTCTGCGACTACCCCGCCGGCCCTGGCCGGACATGCGACGCCGCGCTGTGCACCGCGTGCTCGCGCCACGTCGGCCCCGACCGCGACTTCTGCTCCACCCATCCCGAAGGCCCGGGCGAGCAGCTCGGGCTCGGAGGACTCTGATGCAGGCCCAGCTGATCCCGCTCGAGAAGATCACCGAGAGCCCGACCAACCCGCGCCGCCGCGCAGCGCCCGAAGAGGACGCGCAGCTCCTGGAGAGCGTGCGCGCGCAAGGCGTGTTGCAGCCGGTGCTGGTGCGGCCGCGCGACGACGGCGGGGTCGAGCTGGTGTTCGGCCACCGGCGCCTGCGCGCGGCGCGCGAGGCCGGGCTCGCCGAGCTCCCGGCCGTGCTGCGCGCCATGAGCGACGACGAGGCCACCGAGGCGGCGGTCGCCGAGAACGCCTCGCGCCACGACCTCCACCCGCTCGACGAGGCCGAGGCCTTCGGGCGCCTGCGCGGGCTCGGCCGCACGGTCGAGGAGATCGCAGCGAAGGTCGGGAAGTCGGGGATCTACATCGCGCGCCGGCTGCGGCTGCTCGAGCTGGCCGAGCCGGTGCGGAAGCTCCTCGAGGAGGGAAAGCTCGACGTGCCGCGGGCGCTGCTCGCCGGGCAGATCGCCGATCCGGCCCTGCAGGTCGAGGCCGCCGAGTTTATGGTGGCGCCCGACTGGCGCGGCGACCCGCCGACCCTGTCGGAGTGCCGCGAGATCGCGCAGGAGCGCATGCGCTCGCTGGCGAAGGTGCCGTGGGCGCTCGACGACGCCGAGCTGCTGCCGGCAGCGGGCGCCTGCATCGTCTGCCCGAAGCGCACGGGCGCGCAGGGCGGCCTCTTCGACGTCGGCGCCGACGAGGAGGACTTCTGCACCGACGGCCGTTGCTTCGCCGCGAAGAAGCAGGCGCACGGCGACCGCGTGCTCGCCGAGGCGCACGCGCAGGGCCGGCGCACGCTCACGGCGGGCGCGCTCAAGGATCTGCCCCGCACCTACGACGGGACGCCCGAGGGCTACCGCCGGCTCGACGCGGTGAGCACCGAGGACCCGAAGCGCCGCACCTACCGCCAGCTGCTCAAGAAGGCGCCGGAGGCCGTGGTCGTCGCGAAGAGCAAGGACGGCGAGGTCCTGGAGCTGGTCGCGACGAAGGGACTCGCGGGGGTGCTGCGCAAGGCCGGCCACGACTTCAAGGCGGCGAAGGCAAGCGGGGTGTCGGCAGGTGGGGGTACGGCGCGCAAGCCCGGCGAGAAGCGCGAGCGCGGGAGCCAGGCGGTGCGCGACGAGCAGCTCCGCCGCGAGCTCGACGCGGTCTGGGAGGGCGCGCGCGGGCACGGCGACTCGGCCGAGCTGCTGCGGCTCGTGGTGCTGGAGGCCTGGACGACCTGGGACGGTACAAACGAGATCCTCGCTCGGCTGGGCATCCCGAAGCTGGAGGGCAAGGACGCCTACAAGAAGGAGCGCCAGGCGTTCGAGTCCTGGGTGGCGCGCGCCTCGGCGAGCGACCTCCTCGCCGCGCTCGTCCTCGGCGACGTCGTGCGCGAGTCCTGGCGCGGCATCCCCGACACCGTCGCGAAGCTGCTCAGCATCGACCGCAAGAAGATCGCGGCCGGGCTGAAGGCCGACCTCGCGAAGCTGGCGGCTGCCGAGAAGAAGGCGGCGCCGGTCGCTGGCAAGAAGGCCCCCGCCAAGAAGGCGCGCGAGACGAAGCCGGCGAAGAAGCGCGCGGCGAAGGGGGCGAAGTGATCGGCCTGCAGATCCTCTTCGACGGCGATGGCATGGCGCAGGACCTGGCCGACCGCGGCGTCGCGATGCGCGAGCCGAAGTTCGGCACGTCGCTCCGGGTCGGCGTGCTCCGCCGCGGCACCCGCGAGGGGCGCCCCACGGTTGCGATCGTGGCTGAGCTGGAGGACGGGACTGCGGTGCTCCTCCAGACCACGCTGCGCCTGTTCCTCGCGGCGGCGGATGCGTTCCGCGCGCGCCATGGTGACGGGCAGGAACCGGAGGGCGTCCAGTGATGCCGCGCCCGCCCACGCTGTTGGAGCGCCTCGACGCCGGCGACGAGCTGCACCGCGAGGCGGCCGCGGCGATCCGGCAGCTGCGCAAGGACCTGAACGAGGAGATCCGCGAGGGCCAGCGCGCGGCGCGCGACTCCTATGCAGAAGGGCGCCACGCCGCGCGTGACGAGATGGAGGGCTGGTAGGTGCCCGGCCCGACGACCATCGAGTGGTGCACGAAGAGCTGGAACTTCCTGCGCGGATGCAGCCTCGTGTCGGCCGGTTGCACCAACTGCTACGCGCAGCGCCAGGCGCATCGCTTCGCTGGACCGGGCGGCAAGTACGAGGGCCTGACGCGCCTCACCGGCCATGGCCCGCGGTGGACGGGCGATGTTCGGCTGGTGCCAGAACTACTGACCTGGCCCATGCGGCTGCGAAAGCCCGAGCGGATCTTCGTCAACTCGATGAGCGACCTGTTCCACGAGGACGTGCCGCTCTCGTGGATCGCGGCGGCGCTCGGGATCATGGCCGTGACGCCGCGCCAGACCTACCTCGTGCTGACGAAGCGCGCCGAGCGGATGCGCGATGTGATGGCGAAGCTCGACGTGGCGACCATCCGCGAGGCCACGTTGCAGGTCGCGCGCCGCATGATCGGGGCCGACTGGACGCTGCCGCTCCCGAACGTCCACCTCGGCGTGAGCTGCGAGGACCAGGCCACCGCCGACGAGCGGATCCCGTACCTGCTCGACACGCCGGCAGCCGTTCGCTGGGTGTCTGCCGAACCGTTGCTGGGCCCGATCGACTTCCGCGCCCGCCCGCACCGCGACCTCTGCATCCGGTGCGGCGAAGGCCCCGGCGCGAAGCACGACCACCCGGACGGCTACCGCACGCGCGGCCTCGACTGGATCGTGGTCGGCGGCGAGAGCGGCCCCGGAGCTCGGCCGTTCGATCTGATGTGGCTCGACTCGATCGTAGAGCAGACGCGCGCAGCGAAGGTGCCTCTGTTCGTCAAGCAGTGGGGCGCCTTCCCTGTCGATAGCGGCCACTCGTTCGGGACTTTCGCGCCCGAGGATCGACGCTCAATCGCGGCGGAGAAGGCACTCGGCCACGCGCCGCACCTGATCCTATTCCGTGACCGCAAGGGCGGCGACATGGCGGAGTGGCCCGAAGAGTTGCGGATTCGCGAGCTGCCGGAGGTGCGGGCGTGAAGCCCACCCTCGGCACCGCCGCCGGCCGCCAGGTCGCGATCGACGTCGATGCCCTCGTGAAGAGCCGCATGCTCATGACGGCCAACTCAGGGGCGGGCAAGAGCTGGGCTCTCCGCCGCCTGCTCGAGCAGACCCACGGCCGCATCCAGCAGATCGTGCTCGACCCCGAGGGCGAGTTCTACACCCTGCGGGAGCGCTTCGACTACATCCTGGCCGGCAAGGGCGGGGACTGCGCGGCGGAGCCCAGGTCGGCGGCGCTCCTCGCCCGGAAGCTCCTCGAGCTCGGCACATCGGCGGTGCTCGACCTCTACGAGCTGGCGCCGCGGGACCGAGTTCGCTTCGTGCGCCTCTTCCTCGAAGCCCTGATTGACGCCCCGCGCTCGCTCTGGCACCCGGTGCTCGTGGTTCTCGATGAGGCCCACGCCTTCGCGCCCGAGAGCGGGCACGGCCAGGCCGAGAGCCTCGAGGCCGTGGCCCGGCTGATGTCGCAGGGGCGGAAGCGCGGGTTCGCGGGCGTGCTCGCGACGCAGCGCTTCTCGAAGCTCGCGAAGGACGTGGCCGCCGAGGCGAACAACCTCCTTATCGGGCGCGCCGCGCTCGACGTGGACCTGAAGCGCGTGGCCGACGCCCTCGGGCTCGCGAAGGGGGACTGGCCGCGGATCCGCGGGCTCCGGCCCGGGCACTTCTTCGCCTTCGGCCCGGCGCTCTCCGAGGCCGTCGTCGAGGTCGAGGTGGGCCCGGTCGAGACGGCGCACCCGAAGGCGGGCGGGCGCGCTGCTCCGCCGGCGCCACCGCGGGAGAAGGTGCGCTCGGTGCTGGCGCAGCTCGCCGACCTCCCCGCCGAAGCCGAGGCCGAGGCGCGCACCGCCGCCGAGCTCGCCGGGAAGGTCCGGCAGCTCGAGCGCGACCTGGCGACGGCTCGGCGCGCGGCGCCGGACGCCGATGCGCTCGAGCGCGCCCGACGCGAGGGCCGGCACGAGGTCGCCTCCGGCGTGGCGCGCGAAGCCCAGCAGCAGATCGCCGGCGTCGTCGCGCAGGCCGAGGGCGCGCGCCGGCGCGCCGCCGCCGCAATCGACCAGGCCGCCGGGCTGCTCAAGGTCGCGGCCGACGCGCTGCGCGAGCCGATCGACGTGCCCGAACTGCAGGTTCCGCGCGGATCCGCAGGTGGTGCAGGTGCAGCAAGTGGAAGCCCTGGGGCGGCGGGGCCGAGGGGGAGCGTCGCCGCCCTACGACTCCCCCGAACACCGCCGGCGCCAGCCGCGCGCAGCGCCACGTCGACGCGGCAGGCGAGCACCGGGACCGCCGCGCTGTCCGCGCGATGCGGCGAAGGCCGCATGCTCGCGATCCTCGCGACCTACTACCCGGCCGGTTTGCCGGAGGGCCAGTGGGCCGCGCTCGCCGGCCTGAAGCGCAGCGGGGGGACTTGGAGCACGTACAAGAGCAGGCTGCGCACCGCGGGCTATCTCGAGGAGCGCGGCGGGATCTACTGCGCGACCGAGGCCGGCATGGGCGCCGCCGGCGCGGTGCCCGCCCAGCCCGCGACGATCGGCGAGGTCCTCGACACCTGGGCCTCGAAGCCGGGGATGCGCCCGGTGATGCCGCTCGTCGAGGCCGTGATCGCCCACGGCGCGCCTCTTCCCCGCGAGGAGCTGGCGCAGTTCTGCGGCCTCACCGCGAGCGGCGGGACGTTCTCGACCTACCTGTCGCGCGCGCGCACCGCGGGCCTGATCGCTGACGGCAGCGGCGGGCTCGTGCCGGGCGCGGCGTTCGAGGGGCTCTCCTGATGCATGCGCACTACTTCGCCCTGGAGATCGACGGCGAGCGCCAGGAGCCGGCGCCCTGGGTGGCGATGCTGGACCGCATCGTCGCGGCACGCGGTCACCGCGTCGAGGTGGTCGAGATCGCGACGCACCATCAGACCCGAAGCGAGGTCGAGATCGGGCGCTGGGTGATCGAGACGGGGAAGGGGCACTGATGCGCCGCGCGCCCGAGCTGCTCCCGCTGATCGAGCGCGCCTGCGAGTGGGTGTCGTGGGCAGCGGACAAGACCGCGCACCTCGCCGTCGACGACGAGCGCGAAGTGGCGCGGCTACTCGGAGACCTGGTCGAGCTGCGAGACCAGCTGCGCGATGGCCAGTTCGTGCTCGGAGAGGCGGCGCGGATCCGGAGGGGCCGTGGCTGACCTCGACGCCACGCTCGAGCGCGTGCTGATGATCGCGGAGCGCCGCCGCGCGATCCTTCGCGCGCTCCACGAGGCCACCGACCGGGCCGACTGGCCGGCCGTGGTAGCGTGCAGCCGCGAGCTGCGGGGGCTGGATGGCGAAGCGGGCGGTCATCGCACTGCTTCGGGTCAGCACGGGAGCGCAGGCACGCGCTGACCGGGGCGGGCTCGAGCGGCAGCGGATCGAGTGCGAGCGGTTGGCCCGCGCGCACGATCTCGTTATCGCCGAGACCGTGACGCTGGACGGCGTCTCGGGCGTCGAGGTCCAGCGCGACCCCCGCTTCGCTGCCCTCCTGGCCCGGCTCACGGACCCGAACGTCCACGGCGTCGTGGTAGCCGATTGGGACCGGCTCTTCCGCCGCGGGCGGTGGGTGGACTTTGCGATCCTCGACGCCTTCGCCGACACGGCGAGCGTGATCTACTGCTCGGCTGGACGGATCGACCCGAGCGAGGAGTCAGGCGAGTGGGTGGCCGGCGTCTCGACCCTGATGTCGGGCGCGGAGCGGCGCCGGCTCCTCATGCGGACGCGCGGCGGCAAGGAGAAGCGCCGCCGCGAGGGCCGGCGCGCCGAGTACCCGGTCGGGCTCCCCCTGGGCGTAGCGTGGGACAAGGAAGCCGGCTGGAGCTACACGGAGCCCGACGCATCGCGCGTGCGGGCGGCGTTCGCGGCCTTCCTTGGTGGCGTGACGAGCCTGCGGGCGGTGGCTCGCGCTGCCGGGCTCGACCAGGGGCGCGCCCAGAACGGACTTTCGAGCCTCCTCCTGAACGTGCTGCGCCAGCCGCTCTACCGCGGGGCCTACCGGGTCGATCGGCGATGGGTGAAGGGCCGGGCCGTTCCGCGCACGCCCGAGGAGGTGTATGAGCGCCAGGTCCTCGACCCGCCGCTCGTCTCCCCGGCCGACTGGCAGCGCGCTCAGGTGCTCCTCGGCTCTCGCCGCGAGCGCCACGCGCCGCGCCGGGAGCCAGGGTCCGATACCACCTACCACGGACACCTCGACTGCGCCGGCTGCGGGTCGGTGCTCTGGATCAGGCGGCAGCGGGACGGTCGCGCCGGGTGGCCCGCGTACTTCTGCGGTGGGTGCCGCGCGCGGTCGATCTCATCGCGGCTCGCGGATCCGGTGGTCGATGCGGCGCTCGCCACGGCGCTTGGGAGCCCGGCCGCTCTCATGGCGCTCCTCGCCCCGGCGTTCGAGGGCACCGAGGAGCGGGAGCGGCGCGCCGCGCGCGACGCCGGCCGCAGGCTCGCCGAGCTCGACAACCGCCGCCGCCGCGTGCAGGAGGGGTACGAGACCGGCCTCTACCGACCGAGCGAGGCCGCGAAGCGCCTCGCCGACATCGACGGGGAGACCGCCGTGCTGCGCGACGCGCTGGAATCGCGCGCGAGCCACGATCTCCCGGCGGCCGAGCTGGTGGCCCGCGTGGTCGAGGTATTCGCGGACTGGCGCGACCTCGCGCGCGGAGAGAAGCGGTCCTTGCTGCGCGAGCTTGGCGTGCGCGTTCGACTCGCGATCCCGCAGGCGCGCCAGCCAGAGGTGGCCAGCGTCGAGGTCGCTGCGCTCGGGATCACGCGATGAGAGGGGCACCTACAAGGACATGCCACTCTGACCGCGTGCCCCGTGGGTGGGTCCGCCCCCGCCAGCCACCTATCGGTTGACCACCCTCCCCTCCCGGGTGTAGGAACGACCTCCCCGGGAAGGGCTCGACCAGGAGCCCCCTGATGCGCCTCTCCCCCGTCCTCGCCCTCTGCCTGCTCGCCACCCCGGCGCAGGCCACCGTGATCCACACCGACGCCGTGCGGACCCGCTACGCCGGGGTCTCGACAGAGCCGGTCTCGCCCCGCCCAGGGCGCCCCGCTCGGCTACAACGGGCCCTACGGCTGGAGCGACTCGCTCTGGGTCATGCCCCCCTCCGGGCACGAGGGCTCCGAGGCCCTCATCGAGCAGGAGTTCTACGCGGGCGAGCGGCCGTTCAGCCAGGTTGTCGGCAACGGGATGGAGCAGTGGCTGACCGGCTGGGTCACGATGCCCTACGAGTGGCACGACGCCACGCGCTGGATCGACGAGTACCGCTACGCGATCGCGGGCGGAACGTCTCGAATCACGTTCTGCGATCGTGAGCTTCGTGCCCGAGCCTGGCACCGCGGTGCTCGTGGCGGCGGGACTCAGCGCGCTATCGCGCGGCCGAGGGCGAAGAAGCAGGCGAAGGGTGCGAGCATGAGGAAGAGGCACACCGCCCAGGCCAGGGCGGACGCGAGCCGGCGCAGGACGCGCTCGGCCGAGAGGACGTAGAAGATGCGCATCACGCGCGGGCGGTGGCGCTCGTGTCGGTCGCGCGCACGAGCGCCAGCCGGGCCCTCGTTTCAGCTGCCCAGCAGCCGCTGCGCGCGCTCGACCATCGCGGCCGTGCGCGCGTTCAGCGCCGCGCGCTCCTCGACCGAGAGTCCGCCGCCCTCGGCCTGCTCGAAGGCGTCGAGCGCGGTGTTGAGCAGGTCGAGCAGGCCGTTCACGATCGCGGCGATCAGGATCGGGTTCATCAGCGCGTCTCCTGCGCGGCCGCGACCATGGCGATCACGCGCGTGGCGGTCGATCGGATCACCTCGATGGCGGCCCGCGCCTGCTCGAGCTTGGCGGCCTTCTCGTCGCCCGAGAGGCCGGAGGCCTCGATCGCGTCGTAGGCCGACTGCGCCTGGAGCGACGCCATGCCGCCCTGCATGCAGGCGAGCGCGACGGACTTGGCCACCTCGGGCTGGAGGACGCCCGGCGTCTCGGTGACCGAGAGCGCCGCGTTGCAGGCGTTGGTGAGCGTCGCCTGCGCCAGGTCGAGGTTCTGGCGCGCCGTCGGAACGGACGCGCACGCGAGCGCCAGCGCCACCGCGGCGCCGGCTCCCAGTCTCCGGATTCGGATCTCCATCTGCACCTCCTGGCTCACGCGAACGTGAGCGAGATCAACCACGCGGAGAGCGCGAAGCAGAGCACGCCGAGGAGAACCTGCGCGAGCGGCCCAGCCGTCCTCACGGCAGCACCGCTGCCAGCAGGCGCACGAGCGCCGACGCCGTCGCTCCCTCCCCTGCCTGCGCGTGGACGAGGTCCCGCAACGCGGTCCCGGCCGCCGAGAGGGCTCCGACCACGGTGCCAGCGAGGAGCGGAGAGAGGACGTCTACGAAGGCATCCGCCTCCGGTCCGGCA